AAAGTGTTCGCGGGTGACGGACACGGCGCGTCCGCGCCTGCCCGTTCGGGGTCGTCCGCTCCGCGGGATGCCTTGCATATTATGTGTGTAATGTTATTTTCTAGAAAAAAATTCTAGAAAAAGTATTGACATTTTCTAGAAAAAATGGTATTGTAATATTAGAAACAAGGAAAATCATAATACAAAAAATGGAGGAATAAAAATGACAGAGTTAGAAATGAAAGAAAATCTGAAAAAAAAGTGTAAACAAGCGTGGGATTTATATAACGATTTTAAACTTACAACAGGAGACGATGATATCATGACTCAAAAATTTCTGACAAAATGGGTAACTTATGAAGATTTATATAAAGAATTTTTTGGGGAAGAAGCACAATACTAAATTCTTTGCTGTCCTATCGGCAATACGGGGAGAAAGAGGGTATCATGAGAATTAATCTAAAAATGACTTATGAAGAACTTGTTAAAATGCAGAATAGCGTTGCTGAACTTCCGTTTTATGTGACAAGAAAAGTAGGTACAGAGTTTAAAGTGTATGCTTATTCACATTCGTCAATGTCGAACGGCTATGTTCGTAAGAACGCAACGTACACGCCGATTCCATATAAAGGTCGTTTTGGAGTAGGATTTACTGTAAAGTCTAACAATTCTAGTAGTACACGTTACTGTTACAAAACATATTATATTGAAGTGAAGCATTCGGTAGTTTGTGCTGCGAACGATAATTGTACAGAGTGTCCACTCTATGATAAAGATACTAGTATTTTTGAAGATTGCCATTATTATGAAGAACGCGGTTGTTAATTTATCATTGGAGGTGGAATAAATGGCGAACTCAAAAGACTACAGTATCTACCAGGAACTTGATCTTAGTTTAGACCAGATCAAACGCGAACTTCCACGCGTTGCGCAGGCGGCAAATAGCCGCCTTGCCAAACTGGAAAAAATTCACGCGCGTGACCAATGGGCGTATGGGCGTGTAAAAGAATTTTTTGCGTCACAAGGGCGTGAAAAGAATCGTTTCTTGAAAGGCGTAAAGCGTTCGGATGCAGCCATCCGGCAGGAATGGGATATCATGATTGCGTTTTTGAACTCTCCAGAAACTACTTTGGAGGGATACCGCATTGCGGAGTTACAAAGACGTTTTGATAAGTCAAAGAAGAAAATTGAGGGAGAAGTAACAGAAGATAACTATAAAGACGTGTATCGTTTTCTAAATTCCAATCTCTACAAAAAAAATCTGCGAAAGCAGGTAGCGTCCGATCAAATTATTGACGATTTTATTTCGAAATTAAATGATAGTGGAATCGAACTAGAAGATATTCTTGACGAATATCAGGAGTTTCTAGATGGATATATAACAGAAGAAGAATTATTTGCGAAAAAAAGAACAAAATTAAAGTGAGTGAATATAATGTATAAATTAAATGTTCCCGTTATCATAAATGGAAACGAATATATTTCACGTGAAACAATTTATTCTGTTTATGATTTTCCATTTTCCGATTTCCAGACGTTGCGCGAATGCCGCAAACGCGGAAGAAAGAAAAATCCTATCGTTTATTATGACGTGGAAATGGCGTTTGATATTGAGACAACCACACTGGAAAAATTAGATTATAACCGCTATAATAAAACAGGGGAAAAAGTAATAAAAGGTGATGCTTTTATGTATCAATGGCAGTTCTGTTTAAAAGATACGGTCTGTTTCGGTCGAACATGGGACGAGTTTATTCGTTTCTGTGAGTGTTTACATTTGTATTTGAAAACATCTGATACGAAACGCGCTGTAGTCTACGTTCACAATCTTTCATATGAATTTCAGTTTATGAAAGATTTCATTGAATTTGACGAAATCTTTGCGCGGGATGCACATAAAGTTATGAAATGTTATGCGTATAAATACGGGATTGAGTTTCGATGCTCGTATTTTTTAAGCAACATGAGTCTTTCAAAATTTTGTGAAAACAGTGAGGGCGTAACCCACTATAAACTGGTTGATACGTATGACTATAAAAAACTACGTACACCAAAAACTCCTTTAACGGACGTTGAACAGGGTTATTGCTACAATGACGTTCGAGGCTTGTGTGAGTGCATTCGCGCCTTACGAAAAGAGGACAACCTTGCAGAAATCCCCCTTACCTCAACTGGCTACGTCCGCCGCGAATTTCGCCGCGCCATGCAGGCAGATAGCGGTTATTATCCGGGAGTATTTGCCGATCTGGCTTTAACGTTACCGCAGTACCAACTCTGCAAAGATGCTTTCCGTGGCGGTAATACCCACGCTAACCGCATCCACGCTGGTCACACGATCACGGCGAAAAAGGGTGAATCTGTGATCGTTATGGGTAGTATGGACATCTCGAGTAGTTATCCGGCGCAGATCGCAACTGAGTATTATCCAATGAGTGCGTTCCGGGCGGTTGAGATCACAACGCAGGAACAGTTTGACAACTTGTGTGCTACCCGCTGTGTTATTATGCGGGTACAATTTGACAACTTGCGTATCAAAGAAAACATTCCGGTACCATACATCCCTCTGTCGAAGTGCCAAAAGCACGGAAAAGATTGCGTGATTGATAATGGACGCGTATTGTCTATTGCTTGCTGTGAAATAGCAATGACGGAAATTGACTTGTCGATCATAAAAAATCAATACGACTATGATTTCTTTACCGTCTCGGAGTGCTACGTAGCCGCGCGCGGAAAGTTACCGGAAAGTATGCGTAAAACGATGATGTCATTTTTTATCGCAAAAAGCCAGTTGAAAGGAAATCCCGATAAAGTCTATGAGTACATGAAGTCTAAGAATAAGTTAAACAGCACGTTCGGAATGTGTGTCACAGATCTTTTGCAGGACGAATGGGCGGTGGATGCTTTTACGGGTGAATGGCATCGGGAGAAAGCAGATGAGGAAAAAGCACTGAAAACGTACTATGAGGGGAAAAACAACTTTTTGCACTATCAATGGGGAATCTATGTTACCGCCCATGCAAGAAATCAGTTACAAGATATGCTGGACGTGGTTGGAATGGATGCAGTCTATTGCGATACCGATAGTATCAAGTTTTTACATCCAGATATACACATTCCAGAATTTGAAGCCAAAAACAAAATACTGGCAAAACGTGCGATTGATAATGACATTCCGGCGTTTTGTGACGTTGGGAAGAACCGTTACATTCTCGGCGTATGGGATATGGATGATCTGTATATACAGTTTAAGACCCTTGGCGCGAAAAAATACTGCGGCGTGGAATGGGACGAAAAAGCGGCACAATCTGGCAAAGATCCCGTGCGTTTTACGTCTACGGTCGCTGGAATGAACAAGAAACTTGGCGCGGAAAACTTAAAGTGCTGTAATAATTTCCGTCTCTACCGCCGGATGGAAAACGTTGGTCGAACGATCAGTTGCTTTAACAACTCGAAACCCCATTACATCAAAGTCAACGGGGAAGAAATATTAACTGCAAGTAATATAGGAATCATTGATACAACTTATACGTTAGGCGTATCAAATGAATACTACGAAGTATTGGTAAACTTTCAAGACGGAGTGTTACCGGAATAGGAGACGATATGCGATATTTTTTATTTTTTATGTTTCTGCTATTAGCAACGATCTGGGCGTTACATGAGGAAGACCTCGACCTTACCATCCTGCTTTTATTTTTGGATATTTCTTATATTTTTCTCTTTTAACTATTGACTTTCTGCCAGAACAGTGCTATTATAATACTTGTAAGCAAACATAACCACATAAAGAAAAGGAGAAGAAAAATGGTTAGAACAAAAATTGAAAAATTTCAGTACTCTGTCATTGACAGAAAAACAAGAAATGAAATTGGCGTTTTCGATTCTGATACAGAATTGAAATCGCAGAAAGCTAAAAAAGATGCTCTCATCTCAGCAGGACTGCCAGAAGATGCAGTATGTGTCTTAATTGACACCGTATCCGCCCGCTACGAGATGCCGGACGAACAGTTCTTTGCCGAAGCAACGAGACTGGACGACTAATCAGCGCACAACCGCGGTCTGGAAGTAACCAGATAAGACAATGATCAAAGCAAAGCGCCGCGGTCTGCATAACAAAAACAACTTAAATCAAAAGGAGATAAAATCATGAGCAAAGCTAAAATTAAATTAAACAACGTAACCGTTAAATACGCAAAGGAGGAAGACGGCAAAAGTGTTCTTTCCGCTTCTATCTCTGACGATCAGAGGAAAGCCATCTTCGAAAAAATTATCGAAGAGTTTGGCGATGATGCCGCCGCAGAAGCAAAGTGGATTCCGGCAAAAGAAACCGATGAAAATGGTCTTTACGTAAAAACGCAGACCAACTATAAAGTAGATTTTTATGAAGACGGCGTAGAAAGCGACACCGTTTCCTGCGTTGACGAATTGGGCAAAGGCGCAGTCGTTGACCTCTTTATCTCCATCGGAGAAAGCAAGTTCCGCCGCGACAAGGGATTCACAGCTTACCTTTCCGCGGTAAACGTCCACAAGTTCGGTGATACCGAAAAGTTCAACCCGTTTGAGCAGGAATAATTACTATGACGGCGATACGCGCCCCGACTGTCGGACGGTAACTTGTGTGTTTTAAGTAATCTGTAGTTGATTGTTACTATCTTGATTGTTGAAAAAGTCCATACGTGTGAGAGAGCTACGTTTTCCAGCGTAGCTCTTTTTATACCCAGCGAAGCTCTGCCCTTCCCGCCGTCCATCCGCAGTCAAACGTGCGATTATCGTGCGATTAACGTGAGATTGCCTGCGGAGAGACTGGCGGGGAACTGGCGGGACGTTAGAGATTCAGATAACCGTGGTAACGCGGAGCGGGAAAAAGAAGAAAGGAGGACGTGAACAAAATGTTTCACGTGAAATAATGATTTTTTGGAATGATATTCAATGGGAAAAACTTTTTGCTGATTATGATATAAAATTTGAAGCGGAAGACGATAAAGGAAAGCCGATTCAGTACTACAATCCGATTCGGTTATTTACAGAGCCGGACGTGGACGGGGATTTCGCGGGCGTCGCAATTACGTGTTCCAACCGTAGTGCTGGAAAGACAAGTGCGTTTGCCGCGGCAAGCTGTATCTTGTGTAAAGAGTACGGATTGCAGACCGGATGGATTTTCCGGACGAAAGGGGAAATGACGGGAGCGGCGGCAATGTACGAAGATATGCTAAGAATGTATCCTAAATTAGGAAGTGTGATTACCTATAAAAATCTGGACAAAAACGGAAATGTTGTGCGGTATTTTTTGGACGGTGTGCCATTCGGATGCGCGTTTAGTTTTGGAAGTAAGATGGACAGTGTAAAAAAATTGTCTCCGTATTTTCGGGATATCTACTTTTTGTTTTTTGACGAGTTCAGCATGGAAAGTGGACAATACGTAAAAGGGGAATCTGAAAAACTGCAATCGTTGTTGCTGACGATCAGCCGTGGAAATGGAAGCCAGTCCCGATGGTTTAAACTGGTTATGGCATCCAATAATATTTCGTTGCTCAATCCCTATTTTGTATTTTTTGGTATCCATAAGAGATACCAGAAAGAAACAAAAATGCTGCATGGGAGCGGTTTTGTGTGTGAGTTTACTCACAATGACAGTGCAAGTAAAGCTATGTGGGAGAATACTGCTTTGAAAGCATTCCGCGGCGGTCACTATATGCAAAGCATGAGTGTTGGAGATCAGATGTTGATTGATGATGCCGTGTTTGTACAAAAGCCGACCGGACGGTCGCGCTATCTGTTCACCATCGAACATAGTGGAAAAAGTTATGGAGTGTATGATTATTACGAAGAGGGGTACATCTATATTACGCATAACTATAACCCGTCTTGTAATTTTGTCGCGGTTTTTCGGGACGGAGATCACACACAAAACACGGTTATGTTGGAACACTATGATTATTTGTTTGAAAATCTAGTTGACGCATATCGCAAAGCATATTTGCGGTTTGACGATCTAGACAGCAAAAATATGGCGGTTGAGTTACTAGGGATTGAACTTTATAAATAGTTCGTGTGAGACGGACAAATGTACTTGACATACGGATAAAAAAGATGTATCATGAAAATACGGGGAAACCTTTTAAAAAGGGGTTGCCACGGTTGAGTAAACCGCCCTGTCCTTGGCAGGTCAAAAGGTTTCCTTGTTTTAAAGGACAGGAAGAAAGGAGCAAAGATGGCAAGTATCGTTTTTAATATGATTGTCGGAATGATGAAAAAAGAAAATGCTTATCTTGCTTATACGGTACGCTATAAAGCGGACGAAAAAGATACGCTGATCATTGTCCCTCATGACAATTACGAGTCTCACATCCGGTATTTGTGGGATTTCTTTTTCATGGATGGCAACGCGTATAACAGTAAATCGCCAGTTCGATTCATTCATAATTTTATTATGTGTGATAAATTAAGTGAAATTGAGGACTGGTTAAAATGGCAGGATAAGGAGGTAGAAACATGGATGTAACTATGGTAACTCAGTTAGTTGGAAGTCTCGGTTTTCCAATTGTTTGTTGCGGCGCACTTTTCTGGTATATGGTGAAAGAAAAAGACGCACACAAGGAAGAGATGGAAGAACTGCGGAAAAGCGTAGAAGCGAACACGACTGCAATTAATTCACTTTGCCAGCACTTAGGAGGCGGAAAGAATGAATAAAATCGAAAAAACAGTTGCCTGGGCGGAACAAATCGCCGCCGATGATCGGCACGGGTACTCACAGGTACACCGGAACAGTCCCGATTATGATTGTTCGTCATTTGTCGGAACGGCACTTGCAAATGCTGGTTTTCCGATCAGCATTTACAGCACAACTAGAAATCTCGGTGAACAGTTGGAAAACGCTGGTTTTGTGAAATGCGGTAAACCGTGGAGACGCGGGGATATCCACCTTGCGGCTGGTCATCATGTCACGATGTCGGTTGACGCGAACCGCATCGTCCACGCCAGCCAGTCGGAAAACGGCGGGATTGATGGTCAGACGGGCGATCAGACTGGAAAAGAAATCTGTGTCCGGTCTTATTACGATCTTCCGTATGAAAATACCGTTCACTATCGGTATGCAGGAGCCGTCAACGAAAAGCCGAATAACGTCATTGAAAGTTGCGTCAAGACAGAATCCGCACGTAGTTTTGACCGAAGAATCGCCGGAGCGTATCATACCAATGATCGCTATAATCTGCGTGTTGGCGCAGGAATGGATAAAACTGTCATCTTGACGTTGCCAACCGGAACCAGTGTTAGAAACTACGGGTATTATACCGGAGAATGGTATCTGGTGAAAGCCGTAGTAAATGGCATCGTCTATACTGGTTACGTAGCAAAAGAGGGTTTAACCCGTGGCTGATTTGACGCTTGCTTACAATACCTGTATCGAGATTTGTAACAAACCAAACGTTGGATATTCCCAAACGTATCGTGAGGGTCAGACCGTAGGAGGTATTACCTACTATGATTGCTCCTCTCTCATGAGTTACTGTTGTACGGTCGGCGGGTTTTTAGCATCTAACCCGTGGTTTACGACTCGTAGCATGGACGGATATTTGATCGGTGCTGGATTCCAAAAAGGTACAGCCAATCAGCCATGGAAAAAAGGTGATATCTTATGGAGGAGCGGTCACACCGAAATGGTTTACAATCCCGCTGACGGTGGCGGGTATACGATGGGAGCGCACACCGATAGTTACCCGCTGGAAAGACAGGTATCCATTAATACGTTTGTGTCTCCCTATAGCTCGTGGACGTATCTGTACCGATATCCGGTTGAGGTACAAAGCGGTATCAGCCATTATGTCATTTCCGCCATCTGTGGGAATTTCTGGCAGGAGTCAACCGTAAACCCCGGGTTGTGGCAAGGTACGATTGTCGGCTCGCCCGGCTATGGATTGGGTCAGTGGACAGATAATTCCTC